GCTGCACCGCCGCCTGCGCCGCCGAGGCCCCCAAGGGCCACCAAGTCTGCAAAACGCGACCTGCTGCCTGCGTTCCCTGTTGCGCCTGAAACCCCCGTGCCCCCCGCCCCTACAGAGTAAGTCACTGGGACGAACAACAGCATTTCGGCGACTAAACACTCCCCGCCACCGCCACCGCCCGCGCCGCCCACGCCGCCTGCTGCCCTGCCTCCCCCAGCGCCGCCGCCTGCCTGTACTATGGCCTTTGCCCTAACTCCAGGGAATATGGGCGTAAAAGTTCCGGTACCCGAAGTTATGACCGTCCTTCGGAGTAGCCTCCCGCTGACAATCGGCGCGGTACCCGCTTGGTAGATACCGTTATGCATTACAAGTCACCGCCTTCGACGGTAACGTTAAACGTCTCTGCGTTATGGGTCGACGCACGGATGCTCCAGCCCGTCGCTAGGTTCAAAGGCAGCTTATCTAGGTTAACCGCCTCGATAATGCCGTCTTCAAAAGATTTAACTGTGGCCGAGGGAGTGATTGCACTTACCGCAAATTCGTGGAACAGACGTGCATTAGAGCCGTCGTGGAGGAAAATCCGCACCATCCCGGCAGTAGTGGTGCCGGTCGCTTTCGCCGCTATCCGGCGAATACGGGAACCGCTAGCCCCCGCGGTAAACACAGTCACAATGGTTCCAGTGCCGTCGCGATTCGTGTTAGCCGCTGAAACTTGCGCGACTTCACAGCGCGGGGTTCTTACAAATGCTGGCGTATCGGCCATTTAAAAGCCTCCTTGATTAATGAGTACGACAAAGGCGTAGGCCGGGGTGACCGAAGTTAATCGCCAGTTAGTAGGGTCGAGACTAGGGTCTGTCGAACTTACACTCGTTGCCGTGATTTTTCTGTAGGTCAGCTGGTTAGCTGGGGCTAGCACTGCGTCGTACAGGTCGTAAGTCGTACCGGTCACCCACAATGGTGCACCGGAAGCGTTTGCGGCTATCGTGGCACTGCCTTCTGCTTCGGCTGCTGAGTCCGCCGCGTCTGATGCACTGGCCGCTGCTGCCGTTGCGCTGGTCTCCGCTTCTACCGCGTTATCGTACGCATTGTCAGCTATATCATCTAATTCGGTTTGGTAAGTGGGTAGCGCGGTAAGAAACGAATCTGCCCGTGCCCTAAAGTTGGTCGGGTCGCTACGCTGCGGTACCGGTGTCGGTAACGGGGTCGCTGGGGTTGGTGGCGTTGGCATTAACTTAAACCCTCAACTTCTAAGGAGTAATACGATATTGTAGGGTATGCGACATCCAATGAAAAATCTTTATAGAACCCGTAAATAATCAGAGGCTCTAAGCCCGCGTCGTTATCGGCTATCCAGACCACCGGCGTCCTTAAAACGCTAGTTAGTTGGCGGTGAACGTAGTTGGCTCTATCTTCGTCAATTTTAAACCGAGCCCGCATGGTCTTCGAATATCGGCGCTCCTCGACTTGAATAACTCCCGTGCCGCTATTCTCTACGATCCGGGAAAAGTCGCGAATGCCTGCCGAGGCCCCGTATTCAGTAACGCCTAATTCGTAAACCTGCCCTATAACACATTGCCCGACCTGAACAGATACATCGCTTCGGATCGTGATTGTCAACTCCCCGGCCCCATAGGCTGGCAAGTCATTGACGACTAGGGATTGTTTTCTGTTGATGGGCTCAAAGAAATACATATACCAGTCGAACAACTCCTCGTCATCTAGCGAGTATGTTTCGTCGTAAACGGTTGTTCCGCCTGGGGTGTCCTTCATGACGACCTGCACCCCTGTGGCGTCCAGCTCACCAAGGTATAGTGAGCTGATAACCTGACCCGGCACTAGGGTTACCTCAATCTCGACCGCGGATGCCCCTGTCTCAACCGAAACGGTGTTACTCCGCGTGTCGAACATCGCCCATTTGTTCGTAGGGTAAAACTCTTCCCAATTCGTGTCGTCGTCCTCTGGTGGGGTCGCAGTCGTCCCGGCCACGATCCGGTTATATATCATGTGGGTCGTGGCCCGGTAGGCTTTATCGTTCAGAGCGTAGGCTGTGCCCGCGTTCCAAACAACTTCGCCGGTGTCCGGTTCAGGTATGGAGCTTGCAGTGAGGATTGAGTCCGTAACCGTTACAGGCTTAATGAACTTCATGTTACCGTCCTAAAGGCCAGTGCGTCGCCGTCGTCGAAACGGTTCATGTACGTGGTTAAGGCGTTGACGTTACTTGCCACAACGGCCAATCCCGCCTCCAGAGACCCCCGAATGGCGTTGCCTGTAGACTCCACGGCTGTCTTAACTTCCTTCGTTCCGATGTTGAGTTCCTCTAACTGCCGTTGCTGGGCCGACTGGTACTCGCTTTCTTTTTGTGCCTGGGTAGAGAAATTCTCCAGCAATGCGACTGCAGGGGCTCCCTGAGCAAGATCCTCGAGAGTCATTTTCTGAGACTCTAAGAACGTCGCAATCTCCGCAAACTGAGGTGCAATCTCCAACAAAGCAACTAATTGTTGCTGCCCTAGTTGCGTGTTTAAGTCCCTAGACTCAACCAACTTCCTGAACTCCGCGGCGCTAGTAAGCCCTTCGGTGCTGAGCCCTGCGGTTTGGAAGTAGTCGATAAACTCTTTAGCTTTGAGGCCCGCTTTTTCGGCTTCGGTATAGTAGCTGCTGACGTAGGCTTGGGCCTTAGAAGAAAAAGCGTCAATACCGCCCGCCATCCCAATGATGCTAGACAGGGCCTCGTCGGACGCAGAAGCGAGCGAAGTCATTGCCATCTTGATCGATGACAGTTGTCCCTGGAACAGACCTACTCGGTCAACTAGAGCAGCGATGCCTTCGGTGGTTGCCGCGTCCCCTAGCTTGTCAAACTCGGCTTTGACGTAAGTTGGTAAATTAGTGAGCGACTTGATTGCCTGGAGCGTGAGGCCGTCGAAGTCCTTTGTGAACTCCTGGAACGCCTGCCCTGCGTCTTTGGTGTAGAGTTTGTAACCCTCGCCAAACAGCGCGGCTACTTCTTGGGCACCTCTGAAAATGGTGGCGTCCGCTGCCGACGCGTCTTTGTTGTCAGCCGCGAATTTGGCATTTGCGCTGAAGCCGCCCGCGCCGCCGAACATCGTATCTAGTTTGTTGAGCGTGCCCACGCTCCCTAAGGTCATAAACCTTAGGGCGTTGTCGGTTTCTCCGCTGAAGTTACCGGCCAGGTAATCACTTCTGTCCGTAGTCGCCCCAAACATGTCCGCGTTTACCGCGGAGCCTAAGTGCGGGGTTTTCTTGTGCTTGACCGCGCTAAATAGCGCCATGGCAGCGGCCATGTATGGCATTGCTTGGCCGAGGGCTCCGGCAATGTTACCTAAGCCGTCGCTCATGCCCCCCGGCAAAAGGCCCCCTACTTTGGAGAACAAAGAGCCCATCCCGCCTGCGGCTTCAGAAGCGTTAGCAGATCCGGTCAACCCAAACAGCCCCCCTATCGCCCCGGTGATCCCCCTCTGGACCGGATCAATCATCAGCTTCAGGGCTGTGGTCTTGAAGGTGTTCTTTAGCCCGTCCCAAAAAGTTTGAAAGAACCCTTTGCCCGACTCAAACGCGCGGAACAACGAGTCGGTTAGGCCCTTGCCTATGTCTTCCGACAGCTTAGACATTTCCTTCTGGGTCTCTTTAATCGCTTGCAACTCGGCTTTTTGGCCTTTGAGGCCAGCCAGCTCGCGGAGGTCTTTAGCCATTGCACGGTATTGAGCGCCTAACTCGAAGTTGAGGTCTCTTTCCTCTGCAATAGCGGCTAACTTCTCGTAAGTTGCAGCTGTCTCTAGGTCCTTAGCAATAGCGAGTTTTTCCGACGCATCCTTGGCACCTCTCATCTCGGCAATAGAAGCCTTGACGGCCTTGACCTCGTCGCGTACTTTGTCCGCCTTGTCTTCTAAGGCTTCGGATTCTTTAATCTTAGCAATGGCCGCTTCTGTGGAGGCTTTCTCGGCGAGCTTCTCCAGCTTGATCTGGTCTTTGAGGGCTTCGTTCTCTTCTAGGCGAGCCTCGTAGGCTTTCAGTTCAGCCGCGGTCAGCGCGATCTTTCCCTGCCTACGCGCGTTCTGCACCTTGAGCATTTCTTTTTCAGTCTCGGTCAACTCACGCCCGAGACTGATTTGCGCTTTGAGCAGTTCGTTTTCTTCGTCGGCTTTCCTGAGGAGGCTTTGATATTCTTCCCGAGCCCTGTTGTATTTCTTCTGGGCTTCAGTCTGTTTATCGAGCGCGTCGACGGTCTTAAGCTTTGCCTGGTACTCGGCAACCTGTGCCTCTGTGGCTGCTGTCTTCCCTGCGGCCCGCTCCTGTTCGAACTTCAAAAGGGCTTTTTCACCTTCGGACAAGTCGCGTCCTAACTTGACCTGCATCTGCTTCATTGCAATGTCCGCGGACACCTGCGCGTTCAGCTTGGCGAAGTTATCTTGTGCCTTCTCCAACTCTTTGTTCTGTGAGCCAATCGCATCTTTAAGTAGAGTTACGCCGCCTTGAGCCTCTGATTGCTGACGGGTAAACTTAACCATTTCGGCGACGTTTTCGCTAACCGATAACGTTCCCTGCTTCACCGCGTTTTTGAACTGGACATAATTGTCCGCCATGTTCATCAGTGAACGTGACCGTGCGTCCTGCGCTTCCATGTCCCGCGCGGCTTCTTCTCTGAATTGCCGATTAATTTCTGCGACTTGCGAAAATTCTCCGCGTGCAATAGCCGCTAACTGTGCGGCCTGGGTTGCCATAAACTTAACTACCAAACTTATGTTGTGGTATACCTCGGATAAGAGGGCCAACAAGACCCCCATCGGCCTGCCTATTGAGACAATGACCGCATCTAAGACGCTAAAACTAGAGGAAAACGCGACGGTCTCCTCTTTTGAGTCTTGGAGCGCATTTCGAACCAACCCTAGAATGTCCGCTATGCCGCTCAGGCTATGAGCGATACTTGAAAATACGCCGGTCGCTTTGTCTAACTCGGCTAATAGTTGTTGGACCTCGTTAGTTACTTTCTGCAGCGCCCCGCCGATAGTAGGCGGCAGAGCGTCCGCCTCGGCTTGCAGCTTGATGAACATCGGGATGAGGGCGTTACCCACCGTGGCCGCGGTAAGCTCGCCCGCTTCAGCCATCTTCCGTAGTTCGCCTTGTGTGACGCCAAGCGATGTGGCTAACGCTCGCATTAATCCCGGTGCGGCTTCGTTGACCGAGTTATACTCCTGCCCTCTCAGGACCCCAGAAGCTAGAGCCTGGGAGAACTGAATCATTGCGCTCGATGCTTCGGTTGTCGTTGCCCCAGATAGCCTAAGCGATGCAGCCATCGCGCCCGATATGGCCTTAACCTCGTACATCCCCCCGCCCAGTTTCTCAATGGGGTCAACCAAACGGGTGTAGAGGGTGGCCGTCTCTTTCAGCGGCGTGTAGTTCCTTTGAGCAAGGTCTGATATGTCCTTCAGGCCCTGAGCAAACTGCTCTTGTGATCTGGTTACCGTCTTCAGTCGGTTTTCGACTGCGAGGAGGCCATCAGCTAAGTCAACTAGAACCTTGCCCATCCCGAGCAAAGCCAGAGACCCAAATATCCGCCCCATAGACGCGGCGGCGGTTTCGACTTTAGATATGGACCCGCTAACTCGGTCCATATCCCTAGTGAACCTGGCAATGTCCGCTGCCATCTGAATAATGAGGTCACCGACTACCACGAATTGCCCCCTTTTTAGCCGTCGGCCTCTTTACCCTTGCAGAAAAAGCCTTCCTAATTCGGTCCGCTACTTCTTCCCTGTCCACCGTTACTGGCTTAGCCCACGGCGCAGGGGAATTAGGGTCTTCGAATTCGGACCTGTAGACCACATAAGTCCTCGATAGGTCTCGTAAAAGGTTAATCTCCCAAGGCTGCAATTCTAACCCATTAAGGGTTTGCCAGGATAGTATCTCCTCAAAAGACAGTATAGACGGCCCACTAACCCCCGATACTGTCATGCCCAGACTGAAAAAATGCTGGAGATACAGCCACCCTAGGTGGACGGGCGGCATGTCGACAAGATTCTTGCCGTCCTCGGATATGGTGCTCCACCGGCTACGCTTGGATCGTGAGCCGGTGGAGGATCTAGAGGCCGTTTTCGGCACGGCGTGAAGCCATGCCAAGTGGGTGACGTAGAGGCTAAGTTCGTCCGTTACGGACGCTTGAAGTTTCCCCAGTCACCTAGTTTCGCGTTTATTTGGTCAGCGATAAAGCCAATCGTTGTATCGGAGTAAATCGCCAAATGCTTGTCGTAACCTTGCAGACCGTCATAGTCAACGTCGATGCTTTCAGTAACCAAGGCCAAAAACTCTGCCTGGTTGCGTTGCATCTCATCCGCTGTGAATTTGACGCCTTTGCCCTTAGATACCTTCGCCATCAGCTTGTCACTCTTGGCTTGTTGGGCTTGTAAGAACTTCTTCGACCCTGGGCCGTAGACGGTCACCATGCAGGGCTTGCCTTCGTGGGCTAGCGGCTCGTCGTCTGCGTCATGCAGTTGAAAGGTCAGGGTTTCAGCTACTGCGCGGGTTTTGATGTTTAGCACTTTGGCTCCTTGTGGTTAAACGGCCCCGGTGGATCCGGGGCTCTTAAATTTAGGTTGCTAGGTCTTCAACGACACCGGTACCGTCGTCAGATGTGGTCAACTCCAGCATAATGCTGGCGGAAGTCACTTGATCGACATTACCGACGCCGACCTTGAAGCTCATTATTTGAGCTTGGAAGTAATAAATGTCCCCGTTCTGGGTCGTCAACTCAAACGAGTAGTTGTCGTCGGACAACGTACCGGCCTTAGCTATAACCTGCCCAGCGTCGTCGGTGTCTAGGCCGAGCTGCAGGGACATTTGGCCCTCGTTATACGAACCTTTGAGCTTGACGGTACCGCGTGAACCGACAGGGTTATGTGTGACGAGGTTATACTCACGGCCAAACTCACCAAGATCAGTGATTTCGCCGATGGTGGTAAAGGTCAAAGCGGCATATCCTGCCACATCGAAAGTTGCGGGGGTGCTGGCCGACACCGCTAAGGTGCTACCGGCAGAGGTGCGAACGGCCATAATATGGGCTCCTAAAGATTAAACCGACTCGGAATGAGTCACTCGGTATTGTAACGCTCTTTGGAATAGATCCAAGTCCCCATCATAGTTATCGGCGCTCTGGTTTATTTGCCTTGTGGTCGGGTATAGGCCATGGTCCGAAACAAAATTGACTTTGTTATCTACCGCTTGGCTTATGGCCGCGACTAACTCAAGAAGCTTCGGGTAGTCTTTCGCCATCGCCATGACGTTAACCGTCGATGTAACGTGCACAGGGTTAGAGCCGTTAGAGAAGGAGTGCCGATAGGTTTTGCTCTCCAAGCTGTAAACGATGGCAGAAAACCCATAGTCCAAAGGCAAAACTACCGGGAATATCCTGGTACTAACAATGTCGGTAACGTCTGTAGATTCCGTCAATAACTGATAAACGATCTTTTCAGCGCTCATGGTCTACCCTCCGTTGCTGCTTCTGGATCGGGCACATCAATTCCGTGTTTCGTCTTAAGCCGCATCCTAATGTACTGCTGGACTTTGGCAAGTGCCGCCGATTTTGATATTGAGAATGCCAAGGTCGCAAAACGTCTTGGGGCAGAGCCAGGATGATCGACAGACCGGCGATTAGTTCCCTTGAGCGCTTTAACGCCGGGGCTCCTAACTTGGATCTTGTGTGCCTTGGTGCCGAATTCAACCATGTGGGCATAGAACGCTTTTGGGTCTCCGCCTTTGCCAGTTCCGACCCTCGCCTTACCTGTCATGAGTTTGGTGTAGTTGTCCACTCTTGCGTAAAACCTGACCGAGCGGGCTAGTCGGCCCGTCCTGGTGTTTATGTTGAACTTCATTTGCTGGGCAAATACTTTCGACCCAGCACGAAGCCCGCCTCTAAGTGCATTTTGCATGATCTTATGTGGCAGGGCCTTCAAGGTCTTGGCGACCTCTTTAAAGCCCTTTAGCTTAATCTCGCCTGCCATTACTCATGGCTCCACTCTTTGGTCGCGATCTTAAGTGCCCGGCGTCGTGCAATCTCCGTCACCGCGTCGACCTGCAAAATTCGACCGTCAAGCAGAGCCCTCATAGCGACTTTTATGTCACTGCGGTAGTGGACCCAGATTATAGATATTAGCCGGGACGAGTCGACTGAACTCCTAACCGACTCGTCAGGCGCTCGGAGATATAAAAGCTCCTCTACCTTAGCGAACACCGTGGCGACGTTTTCCCAGGCGTCCGCCACCGCCCCAGTGTCAGGGTCGCGGACCTGAGTAAGGCGCTGAAACGTCACTTTGCGGTCCATCTCAGAGGAAAGGAGGCTTCTTTGCGCGGGCATTACATCCCCAAATTGTCACGGGACGGCATCAAAAGGGTCTCGCCTGCTTTACGGTAAGCCTCAATTTCAGAGGGCGTGCCTGCGTCGAATTTGGCCCTAGCAAACATGACTAGCCCCGCGTAGACGGCGGGCTTGTCCGGGAGAACGTCCAGCTCCAAAAAGTCGCGTGCCTCATCCTTAATCACTTCGATCATCTGCGTGAGGAGGTCATCGTTATTGGTGTCATCCTCGGCGATGCGTAGTTCACGCTTCAGCTGGGCTAGGGTTATCGCTGCCATTGGGAGCCTCTTTGATAGCCTTCTTTAATGTGACCTTAGGGAAACACGTTAGGGCCGTTCGCCTGGAAGCATTCAGCACCTCTACCCCTTGCGCCTGTAAACCCCGAGCCAAGACCTCGAACTTCGGTGCCCATAAATTATAAGGCTGAGTCTTTGAAAGACCTGGGGCGGTGTGTTGGCCGAACCAATGATGTTGTCCTTCTGGACTAGCCGAACAGTCGTACCCAAGAAGAACTATTTTCTTTGCGCCCAATAAATAAGCCAAGTTAATCAGCTGGTAACCGCTGTTCCCACCTTGGTGAATTGCGTCGCCGGTGCCTAAGCCGGGCCGGTCTAACGATGGGATGTAATTGATTTTGTTCCGGTGGGCGATGCCTGCGTTTTGGGTCCATAGCGCACCGGCAAACCTAGAGGATAAAACCGCGTCGTGGTGCGTTGTCCACCACCGTTTATCGCACGCATATAGCACATCGGCGAATGGCACCATCCTATAGGTGTCGTTCGTGACTGCGATGGGGTGCTGGCCTTTTACCTCTCTGAGCTTTTGAACGTCCGCCTCGGTCAGTGACGGGCCGCTAGCCACAAGAAAGGCCGTTTTCCCTTCCCAGATACCTCGATTCGCCGGGAGCGACGACGCCACCGGTGGCGTGATTGGAGTTTCAAGTCGAATTAACTTAAGTTTGGTCAGGTGTGCGGCGTGGTTCACCGGTACCATAACGCGCCGGTTCCGGTGAACACTCCCGACAATAGGGTCGGAAAAACTTGCCAAGGCTACGGCGGAAACGTAATCATTCTCCATTAAGTAGCCTCACCCTTTTGGCTTCCCGATTAATGGCTTCTCTAACGCCTTCAGCCCCTAGGAACTTTGCGTTTTCCCGTGTCTTAATGTCTAGCCTTGTGGTCCATCGGGCCATGGGCTCGCCTGTTGGGTCTTTTGGTTTTCTTCCGCGTTTGATCGTTGTTTCCATGGGGATATTGTCGGCTCGATTCAGCCTTTTGTCAATACGCAAATGAAAAGGCCCCAAGGTTTCCAAGGGGCCTTAAGAGGGTCTCCAGTTTCTGGGGGCCAACTTGTTTTCAAAACTCTAAGGGTTTAGCCAGGGACGCCCACTCCTAATAAACGCCCCCGGCCTCTCCGCGACTTTTAGAACGTACCAGAAACGAACGCGGTGGGGCGATAAATCGTCAAGGCTAAACGCTCTTCGCACAGCAAGGTTGCTATGTTCTTCTTGAAGTTGTCGCCGTCTTCGTAGCTGATTTGAACAGCTGCGTCCATACGGTCCCAAACCTGAGCGCCCATCGTAAACGCACCGGCAAGGAATGTACCTTGCGCGATGGAGTTCGTGGCAACAACACGACGGCCCCAGAGAGTTGGACCTGCTATCGTCATTGGGTTGGCCAAGATGTAGGAATCCTCTAAGTTCTTGGTTAGCTCGATGGCTTCCCAGTCCTCAGGGTTCAACACAAAAGCGTCGACAGGGTACTCAGACAATTGAGCCTGGGTGATTGAACGGCGCAGGGTGTCGATGTACGTGTCGCCGGTCTGAGCGCGGGTGTATGCGGTGAAGTTTCCGCTATCCAGAATACCGGAAATGTTGCCGCTAGAACCATTACCGTTCAAAAGCTGGTCTTCCTCTTCCAGCTTCAGGCCGTACATCAAGCGCCCGTTGACATAGCTCTGAAGCTGTGGGGCATCGTCCAACACCTGACGGGAAACAGGAATCCAGTGGGCCAGCGTCACAACAGGTGCGTTAGCCAGCGTGAAAGTGATACCAGACTCAGGCTTCGTCACATTCTCGTAGTTAGGCGAGCTGTACTGTGGCCCTGCGTTGTTGGTGAACACGTTCTCGCGGGTGTACTGGATCAAGTTCGAGTTCGTGCGGCCAACGGGCATCAAATCCCGAATCGTAAAAAGGCGGTTCGGGTTGTTGATGATGCCAGGAACGCGCATGTCGGGCACCAAGGGCTGATTCTGGCCCGTGGCGTTAACAATCGCGGTCTTCATCTCGACGCGAGCAAACTTAGAGCGGCCTGAGGCCATGGCCTTGAATTCGTCTGAGTCCGTGAATTGCCTACCCAGGTCAAACGCCTTTTCAAGACGGGTTTCCTCGTAGCCAGCGGCCAGTTTACGCTCCAAGCCGAGGCACTTCTCTACCAACTCGCTGCAAGTGACCGAGAGGGCTTCCATTTGGGCGCGGGTTTCAGCAGCAACTTTACCGTTAGCAGCAGCCTCGCCAGCGGCTTTCTCTACGACAGTTTGCAACTCTTTGTTGTTCTTGATCAAGGTGGCCTGGTTTTCAGCCAGGGTCTTGATTTCGATGATCATGTCGGACATTTAGGTCTCCTTTGGCGCTTAATTGAGCGCAAGATTAATGGTGTTGGCTATGATGAGATCCCGCACACTATCCGGCAATGCCGTAGCCTCATCAGACTCACTCTGAGAAGCGATGCGCTTGATCGCGGAAACCGTGGCTTTGGCCTCCGCTCTTGAGAACCCTCTTGCGTCGCGCAAGTAGTCTTCAATCTCTGCAAGACGCCCGAACGAATCAAGCGCCGATTTAACTGTTGCTAGGTCGATTTTTGCTTGGCCGTCCGCCGGGAAGGTCACGACACTGACCTCTAGTAGCTTAGCCACGTTCTTGATAAGCAATCGGCCCGCTTTCTGCTCCTCATAGTCCCCTTGGTTGAGGCCCATAGATACCGAAAGGCCGTCCACGGTGCCATGTCTCATGCCCGCATGGATAGCTTGGCTGTTTGGGTTACCCTTGGTGAGTTCGCCTTCACCTAACAACCCTTCATCCGTTTGCGAAAACGAAAGCCACTTCCCCACGGGTAGCTCGTACTTGTTGTGATTTAACAACATTTTCGGCATGTCGGCTCGACCGGCTTCAATGTCAGATAGCACTTTGCTAAACGCGCCGGGCGCTATGGTGTCGCCGTGAGCATCGACCCCGTTAAACTTCGAGGCGTAGCCTGAAAATGTCCAGGCGTCGGAGTCCCTAGAAGCGAACTTCTGGATCGCAGAGCGGAATGATAAAGTCTTCTGCATACTACTCACCTGGAGGTGTCTCCTGAGGGTTAACCCCTATATTATCGCCTAGATTTTCTAAATACACCATATTGGCCTCGACGGTCAACTTTTCCCCGCCGGGTAATGGTGGGTCGTTCTCGAGTTGGCGCACTTCGTCCCGGGTCTTCAGGCCGTTTCTGACTTGCCTTTCATATATCTCAACGCGTTCTTTCAACGACGCAGCTAACAGAGCATCAGCAGAAGTTTCTACAACGTAACGGGCACGCTGAGCTGAAGTCATTACCCGGGCTCTAATGGCTTGGTCCAAACCGACTAATATGGGGCGTAGCCTGAACTTGTGAAACCCTTCTACGATCTGATGAATGCCGCTGCCCCACGACGTGCTTTTAGTGGAGTCGTTGAGGAGGATGCCTGGTATACCAAAGAACCTCGCTATCTCCTCAACACTAAACCGCCGTTGCGCGTCCATTTGCATATCGGCTGGTGTCAAATCTAGAGACTGGAACTTGGCATCCATCTCTAGAATCAATAGATCGTCTTCCCCGTCTTCTACTAACCCGGAGTAGTTAGCTCGAATTTGTTCGCGTTGCTTTGAAGTTAATAGCTTATCAATCATGAATACGCCAGGGCGTTTGGCCCCGCGTTTGTGAATCGATAATGTTCTGTCTGTAGTACCCTGCGAAACCGCCAAAGCGTTGCGCATAAACGACAGTCTATCCAGTCCGACTACCCCATTACCTTTATCGCGCCAGTGGAATATCGAGTCCTCTGAGTAGACGATAACTTTCTGGTCGACATAATACTTATACGCCAGGGATCTATCTCTTAATACCTCTACCTCCATTTGGTCTGGTGCTAAGGGCCATAGCTCGATAACTTCGCCTTTGTCGTTCAGCACTTTCCTTGCATAGGCGTTTCCGCGCATGACAAAAGACATAGCCATCTGGGTCCAGAACTCGGCGGGGGTGTGCCTGCGGTTCGGGGACTCGCTCATGAGTTTGGCTAGTTGAATGTCCCTAACTTGCTCTTTGTGGCCCTCAGGCCCCGATGCGCGTTTGTAGACAAACTTAGGGAGTGTCCCTATCGTGTCAGCCAGCAACTCTATCGCCGCCCAAACTACTGAATCTTGAAGCGCCCCATCTTGACCTAAGTCCGGTACCCTATTCTTCGTGGAAGTCGTTCGGATGATCGGTTCGGGGATCTGTACCCCCGTTTGGTCCGCCGTGGCGTTCGAGCCCCAGAACCTAAAACTTAGCAGGTTTGTGATAACGCCCATTACTCGGCCTTTTTAGGTTTCGAGCCCGAAAGGAACCCGTCTAAGTCGCCTATCTCCGCCAAATCCAGCGGCATAACCCCTACCGCCATCGCTAAGGCCACCATTCCATCTATTCTTCCGGTTGACTTCCGCTTAGTAAACTTCCGGTTACCCGCTGGGTCAGTTTCGACTTTGGCATTAGCCGCGCACATCGTGAGAATAGGGTTCTTGCCATGTGCCAGCCGCTTGGACAAAAGTCGTGTCTCTAATTCTCTAAGCGCAGGGGACATACTGACAAAGCCCTGACCAAAATCATGGAATTTCTCAAGCTCCGCCTCGTCTAGTCCAGCCTTTATCAGCCAAGGCTTCAAGAATCGCATATTGTAGCGGTCGAACCCTACTTTTGCGACATTATAGCGATCAAATATGCCCTTCAGGAATTCGGCTATGTGTGCGTACTCTATTGCTGGCCCAGGCGTCGTGTATAGAAACCCCTCGCGGTGCCAAACGTCATAAGGCACTTTGTCCATTGCGGCTTTGTCGGCTAAACCTTCTTGGGGTAGCCAGAAATAAGGCTCCACGGCCCCCGATTCGCTCACCATTACAAACGCGGTAAGGTCAGCCACGCTCGATAAATCGAGACCGCAATATACAGGCTCGCCGGGCTCTATTACCGCGGGGGTGCCGTTGGAATCCCAAACTGATTTAGATACGAATGGGCTAAAGGATTCGATTCGCTGGTTTAGTATTAAGTTTCTATAGCTCGCTTCCATACTGGGCATGCGTTTGGCCCTTTGAGCCTGACGCATCACTTCATCTTTATTCATGAATACGTCGTAATGCGGGTTGGCTTGCCTAATAGTAGTCTCTTCAAAAGGGTCTGCATTGATGTCCGCGGTATATAACACGCATTTGACCGTTGGGTCTCCGCCCTCTAATGCGTCGTCTATAAGCGTCGATAATAAATCCTTATCGCTGGCCGCTTGGGTGGATATTACTATTGAAAGCGGAGAATCTTGAGCCGCACTGGCCGTTTCTAGTGCGTCATATAACTCGGACCGTGGGCCTCTGGTTTGCCCGAGTTCGTCGTGGACATTGAGGGCTGGCGAAAGACCAAAAGCGGTTGATGCGTCCGCCGAAAGCGCCCTATATACCGTTCCTAGTTCTGGGCACAATAGTTGCTTAGCTGTGTCTCGGATGTTCATCACCGCGGAAAGTTCCGGGGACATTCGAACCATCTTTGCGGCTAGTTCAAACAGCACTGCCGCCTGGTCTCGGGACTGTGCAGCGCTGTAGAGCTGCGAATTAGGTCTAGCCTCCGGCCCCGCTAGGTGGAGCAAAAGTAGGCAGGCCGAAAAGGCGGTTTTCGCGTTTTTCCGCCCCATGGACAGAATGAACGTCCTTGTGGGGGTGTCGTAAATCATCTCAAGCCACCGGCGCTGTTCTGCCGTCAGCCTAAGGGGTTGGCCGACCAACCTACCCTCCGGGATACGGATGTACTTCTCCAACCACCGGGCGTTACGTTCTGACCTCTTAAGAGGTATCACATCTCCCACGGCTTTTTATCCGCGACGTTGCCTGCGGAGTGGTTGCGTTTCTTGGTGGCCGCGTTACCCGCGGTTAGCCGAGTGCTCTGAGACAGCCGCAGCTTAGTGCTAAGCATGGAAAGGCTGGCCGACGTCCTGCTCTGCATCGCAAAGATCGGGTTTTGCATCGGTGCGCCGGTTTTGGGGTTAGTGACGATCAGGGGCTCGCTTTCCGCTTGTTCCTGTATCCGGTGTAGCAAGGCGAACTGTTGGCAATACGCAACAAGTAGCGGGATGTCACCTTCGCTGAACCAATCTGGGGGAAAGTCGTTCACGATCTTGCGCCAAATCTTGGTTTCGGCCTTCGATAGCTCTGGGGGCGGCTGGTGGCCTTTACAGAGGTCACTAGTGTCTAACCCTTGCTCCCTTGCGGCATCTAGAGCCGCCTTTCGGGCCGCCAAATCTGCCGCGGACGGCCTGCCACGTTTCGCCATGCTTGTTTCTCCTTGTTTCGGGGATTTTCTTGTGTTTATCAGCTAATTCTCGGGGTTTTCCCTTAGAAAAGCAACATGTACCGACAAAAAAAGACACAGCTCTATATGCGTTATAGGAATAAAGGGCCAAATTGATATGCGGAAAAAGCATTTGACGGTCGGCTAAAAATTGTGTTGTAAAAAGGCTACACCCCCGTTCTTAGGCTTTATGAAAAAAGAGT